TGTTGTAATTGCATTACCTTCTTCGTCATAAGTTATAGTAGTAACGTCATTACTTCCACCTGGTGCATATTCTATTGCTTCTTCAAAATCATATTTGAAAATACTTAATACACCAAATCCAATTTCGTAACCAACACCTTCTTCAGGCAATAAGTCTGGGTTAGCATCAACCCAACCGTCACCATGCAATTCATAAAGTGTAGGTCTTCTATAACTGTTACCAACATTTAAAAAGAATGGTCCACTTTCTAAACCAAATCGTAATGCGTTTTGGTCTTCATTACCAACTCTAAAACCAAAGTTGTATTTCATGGCAAAGTCGGCATTGATATTTAAGTATGCACCGTAATTGTCTCTGCTATGTTCTTCATTGTTTAGACTTTGATACTTCTCATGACTTGCGTCTACACCATATGCAATTTGCAATTTGTTAGATAGGTTAGTTTGGTCACCAACTCTTAAATAGTCTGTGCTACTTTCGTTAGCATATGACATCCAATCGCCTGTGTAATAATCTGCTTTGTCATGTGTTCTGCCCAATGTAAAATATTCATTGTTTAATGCAATATTATATTTTTCGCCATCTTGTTCACAATTATTAGACTGATTAAAACTAGAATCATAACAGTTGTCATAATCATAACTGTAATCAGTGTAGTCCATTGTTATCCTAAAATCTTGTACATCAAAATTTAACTTTGCATTTCTATTTGTGTACCAGTCACTTTCAGTATTATCGTTTCTTACACTATCTTGATTAATTTCCATTGCAGTATATTGAAACCATTTTGCAGGTGCAACACTAACCATTTTGTGATCCTGCGAACCTAAGATTGCAGTAACACCTTGTTCAATGTTATCTTTTATCAATATAGTACCAGCAATACTACCACTACCATACACAACACTATTAGCACCAGTAATAATTTTTACCTCTTGCCCTGTTGCTAGTTCATTACCAAAATCATACCATGCACTACCAGGCAAGTTTGCTGGTATGCCGTTTTTATAAACTGCGGTATGTATATTTTGTGCACCACGTTCGTTATATCCTTGGAAAGCACCATAACCACCAGCAGTCCATGTATGACCGGGTAGTAATGCTCTTATAAACGAATTACCTTTTAGTGGGTCTGCTTTTATAGTTGTGCTTTGTTGTCCCACTACCACAACTTCTTCTATCTCCTCTGCTTGTGCCTTTGGACTTAGACATACTGCTACTGAGAACACTATCATCCAAACAAACGCCGCATACATGGGAGAAAAATTGATATGGAAGTTCCAATCAATCTTACTTCTATTACTCATTCTGTCTCCAGGTTATTAGTTCTATTATAATTATACGTCTTATTGTGGAAAAGTCAAGTAAAAACTTTTTTATTTTATAAAAAGTGATGCCCGGAAGAACTCCGGGCATCTTGGTGCTCTCTTGGGGGATGACTAACGTATGAGCACCAGGGAACCGTTAGCAATATTTATTTATTTTATATTGCACCCTTCATGCAAGTTGTTCTGGCTAATGATTGCCAATTCTTAGGCTCCATTTTCTTAAGGTCTGAAATCTTAAGAACCATACGCAAACTAACTTCACGAAGTCTTTCTGCGTTATCAAGCATGAAGTCGATTACTTCTTTTTCGCCTTCTTTACCGAACTTGTATTCTTCAAGCATACCGTCCCTGACAATTTGCTTGATTCGGATAAACTTATCCTTAATACTGTTCATTGTAAGATCCAAGTAGTGACACCTAGACATAAGTGCTTCTAAGTGATCCTTAATCTTCTTACTACGAACGTTTTCAAAGTCCACGTTAGTAATAAAGATACAACCACCTTTGAACTCAAACCTATCAGGTATACCTTCCCTACGAAGTGCTTGGGACTCTGACTTCCAAGTAATGTATCTTTTCTTACCTGAATCAAGTGTAGCCTTAAGCATGTTCAAACATACTTCATCAAACAACACACTATCACAGTCATCAAATACTAATATGTTACCAGGTGCAGAGTTGTTAAACAATGTCTGGAACAAACCAATTGGTGTTACAGAACCTTTTACAACTTCAGTCCTTGCAGGTTTACCAGCAACCTGAGTAAGCATGTCGTATTCTTCAAGAACAGTTTCAACACCAAACGACTTACCAACTCCTGGAGGGCCACTTACAATCATACCCCTTACAGTACCTTCTGCTACTGCATGAGTCATTCTATCAAGAATATCAAATCTTTCTTTGATTCTCTCAATAGCATCTGCTTCACTCTCTTCTTCTTTTGGAGTGTTGTCGATTTTAGCCTGCTCGGCGTATATTGCCGGAGTTACATATTCAAGGTCCTTAGTAGGATCTTCAATTAGCACTCGGATCTTATCAAATTTATCACCAAGAACTTCACTTCCATTTACAGTAATGAAAGCACCTTTCTTGCCAATGTTTAAAGGTTTCAATACAGGGAAAACCATGTTTTCAATGGTATTCTTTCTGTAAGTACCGTGTTTAATTTTTACAAAGTTAGTCATCTTTACTCCCGTTTTGTTTAACTTATACATACTATTATACGTCTTTAGCGAGTAAAGTCAACCTTTTTTGCCACTTTTTTTGGTATTTTTTTTAAGATTTTTTGATGTTTAGCATAAAAAAGCAGGTTTGTAAGCATTTTGCCTGCCATTTTGCATCATCTACAGCACTATGTAGGTCTTCTTGAACACCTTTTCTAGGGTCAACTTCCATCATACTGAATACAGTTCTGCTGTCTCTGATTTGCCAATATGCCCAATTTGTATGGGTGTTTAGCATTTTGTATAAATTCTCAATAATGACCATATCAAACTGTGGGCCTTGACACCATATTTGGTCACACCCAACTAGCCACTTATTAAGTGATTTTGTGAATTCTGTTAGTTTGGTTCTGCCTTCTTCTGCAAAGGCAATGTCTTGAATATTCTTAGGTTGTTTTGCCCACCATTCCATTGTGCCATCATCTATGTCTCTAGACAATGCAGTTTGCTCATCGATGTCCAATTTCATATCAATAAAGGAATGTGGTTCTTCATTTGTGTAAGGATCAAACTTTACACCACCCACACTCAAGATGACTGCTTCAGGCGATGTTGCCAAAGTCTCAATATCTATCATTGCGTGGGTGGTCATAAGTGTTCCTAATTTGTTACGTCTACTGCATACATTTCATTAAAAACGATTCTTGCTTCTTCAACTGTGTATTGTTTTTCATTCCAAGCAGAACGTTCTCTACAATTCATGTCATACCAGACTGTAAAGTTTTCTTCAAAAGTTAGACTTTCATCGTATTCAAATATTTCCATATTCACTCCTATAAAGAATATAATATGTATTATACGAATATTTGTAGGTATTGTCAACCTAATTATGCATTAAGTTTTTCGAAGTATTTTTCGTAAAGACGTTTTTCCCAATAGTATGCTTCACGTTCCCAAGGTTGCTTACTGTAAGGTGTTTTGGAATAATCTGCTTTTTTCCACCTTGCAGTGGTTGAGGATAATTCACCTGAAATAAATTGTTTAGCATGTATTAATTCGTGTGTGAGATTGATTAGCATTTCTTCTCTAGTAAATTTATGCCCTTCACTAGTCCTAGCAAGTTCAATTTCAATGGTGTTTTTGTCACCCCAACAAAAACCACCTGCTTGTTCATCTAATGAATTGTAAATCCATATATCAATGTTTACAGGTCTGCGAATATTTGTAGGTAGTAAATTTTCTACTAAAAGTTCAGATACATTTTCTACGAATTTTTTATTTTTGAATTGCCCATAGATTTGTACATGGACCATATCTTGGCTCCTACACCAGTTTTCAATATCGCTTATAATAGCATCATTAGATGTATTGTCAACCTTTTTGTAAGTGCTTGATTTAGTAGAAGTTAATCTATTACTATGTCTTCCATTCCGGCTGTTCTTAGCCTTGTTATGTGTCCTATTTGCCATTGTTTTGTATCTAAGCCTTTCATGATGCCCAAATACTTGTTTCTAAGTAGAGCATATTGGTTGCAAAGATGTGTTAGGTTTATAACACTATCTTCACTGTCAACGAATTTTTCTGCGTCTCTACTACTTAACTGTCTGTTATAGGATTCGAGATATTTTCTGAACGTCGTGCTTCTCTCCTTACGAAGTTCAATGTTCAGGTGTTCTAATATTGCTTCAATTTCTTGGAGTTGATTG